AGCCCAAAAGCTACGAGTCCGGAAGCATAAATCGCCTTATCGTTGAGATAGCGATAGCAACCGGAATCCCGATGAGCGAATGGACTGACATCGACCAAGTCCTAACGGCGATTGAAATACTGAAGGAGCGTAATAATGGCAGATAACGCCCAGCGCGTCATTCAGTATGACACAAAAGAATTGCGTCGTATTTCTAGCGTCATTAGAAAAATGGGAGAGGAAGCCAAAGATCAGGCTCGAGAAGTGACGAGTTCCCTAACTGAATATGCTGTCAAAGAAATACAATCTGAAGCCCGAAATTATCCAAGGCCAAAACAGGCGACGCGTATAGCCGACGGAATCAGAATAAGTAAAAGTTCAGTCGTTGGTGAGTTTGGTATTGGTTTCGCCTCTATTAGATTTTCAGGCGGAGCTACTTCTCAATTACGAGAAGGAAGTACCCCTACAAACGGCATTTTGGCAGGTATTGAGTTCGGCGCAAGAAAACAAAAACATTTTTTGCCAAGAACATCTAGATTTGGATTACGCGGTAATACCGGTTATTTTATTTGGCCTACTCTGCGACGTATTCAGCCGGAAATTATTCAAAAATGGGAAGATGCTTTTTCAAAAGTCGTAAAGGAATGGGATAAGTAATGGCCGGTAATCGTACGCTGAAACTTTCTATCCTTGCCGATATAGATGATCTAAAAAAAGGATTGGCCCAAGGCGACAAAGAGATCGAGGGCTTCGGCGCTAAGTTAGAGAAGTTCAGCGCGGCCGCTAAAGCGGCTTTCGTTGCCGCCGCCGCCGCCGCCGCCGCTTATGCGGTCAAGCTTGCGGTTGATGGAGTCCAAGCCGCCATCGAAGACGAAGCCGCTCAAAAGCGTCTAGAAGTAGCTCTAAAGAACGTCACAGATGCGACTGATGCTCAAGTGAAAGCGGTCGAGGCGCAAATCCTCAAGACCTCACTAGCTACTGGCGTCGCCGACGATAAACTTCGTCCAGCGTTTCAGCGTTTAGCGGTCGCAACTGGCGATCTCACAAAGTCGCAAGAGTTGCTACAACTTGCGTTAGATATTTCCGCTTCAACTGGTAAAGACGTTGAGACTGTCTCTAATGCTTTAGGTAAAGCTTATGAGGGCAACACCGGAGCCCTGACTCGTTTAGGCATTGGTCTCTCAGCCGCCGAAATAAAAACCTTAGGTCTCGAAGGCGCAATTACCGCTCTCAGCACAACTTTCGGAGGCGCGGCCGCTGAACAAGCTGAGACGTTTGAAGGGAAGATGGCTAGAGTTCGAGTGGCTTTCGATGAAGCTAAAGAATCTCTCGGAGCGGCCCTTCTGCCAGTTATCGAACAATTCTTTTTGTTCATCACCGAGACGGCAATCCCTAAGCTCCAAGAGTTCAAGAAGACTGCTATCGATCCAGTCATCAAAGCTTTCAAAGACAATGAGGAAGCAATTCGCGGACTTTACAATTTCGCCAAAGACGTTCTTGTTCCATTCTTAGGCATTACTTTAGGCAACGCTTTGAAAGGTTTAGCCTCAGTTGCTTCATTTATTGTCAGCGCAGTCTCAGCAGCTCTAAAAGCCCTTGAGCCAATTATCAATGCGGCTATTACTGGACTCAACGCAATCATTAGTCTAAAGAACGCTCTTACCGGCGGTCCTAACACTCCAACCATTGGCAAGATTAGTTTTTCAGGTGCGTCTTCAAGCGGCGGCAACACAGTTCCGAGCGGCTCACTTCCTAGCGGTTTCAAACCAGCAGGAACGACAACAACGACGACAACTGGCATCACAACAACAACAACGACACCCACAGTCCCAGCGACAACGACGCCATCAATCACCCAGCTCACAATTCCAAGCGGTAACGCGATTCCTAGCAACTTCAACGTTTCGGGAGTGAGAGCCGCCGACGAAGTTGGCAACATCATCATCAACGTCAATTCCCCTTCTATCGTAGATCGCGAAGGATTTAGTCGAGCGGTCGTTGATGCGTTGAATGAATCCAACTCTCGCAATGGTGGAGGCGGCGGAGGACTTCGCGGAACGGCTCAAGTTCAATGACAGTCTTCAGCCCTGTCTATCGCATTAGAGTCAATGGCTACACAGTCACAGACGCAACCCTTAGCGGTCTAACTGTCACATCTGGCCGAACGGATATTTACTCGCAACCGGTTGCCGGTTACGCCAACATCACACTTATCGAAACGGCTGAAGCATCAATCCCCTATCAAATCAACGATGCTATTAGCGTCGAAGTTCAAGATTCGAACGGCGATTATGTAAGTCTATTCGGTGGCAATCTGACCGATATTAGTGTGACAGTCCGAAGCTCTGGATCTATTGCTCTGAGCCAAGTCGTTCAAATTATCGCGGTCGGCTCTCTGGCTCGTCTGGCTCGCGCTGTCTATACCGGCAACCTACCTCACGAATACGATGGCACTCGAATCTATAACCTACTTTCCGATTTACTTTTCAACACTTGGCAAGACGTTCCAGCGGCAACCACTTGGGCGACCTATACGCCGACAACCACTTGGGCCAACGCTGAGAACTCGGGACTTGGCGAGATTGACCAACCTGGAGATTATGAGCTTCATTCGCAGACTGGCCTCAATGACACTATTTACAACATCGCCACATTTACGGCGACTTCTGGTCTTGGCTATCTTTACGAGGATGCTCAAGGCCGCATCGGTTATGCCGACTCCACTCGACGCGGTCAATATCTCGCAACCAATGGATACGTCGATTTAGACGGCGGTCACGCCATTGGCCCGAATCTGGCTATTGTGAAGCGAGCTGGCGACGTTCGTAACGCTATAACGCTTTCCTATGGCTCTAACAGCTCATCCAGTACGACTGCCTCTGATCCTGACTCAATCACCCTATTCGGTCAATTAGCCTCAACCATTACCACAAGCCTGAGAAACGCTCCTGACGCCGAAGACCAAGCCGCCTTCTATCTTGATATTCGCGCTTATCCTCAATATGAGATGAAGCAAATAACCTTCCAGATGGGCAACCCAGAAATTGACGACACCGACCGAGATGCCCTTCTCAACGTCTTTATGGGCTTACCGCTCAACATAACCAACTTGCCAGTCAATATGGTTGAAGGGGCATTTCAAGGATTCGTCGAGGGTTGGACTTGGACGGCTTCGCTCAATCGTCTAGAGCTGACGTTATATCTTTCGCCGGTGGCTTACTCGCTTCAGGCGTTCCGTTGGAATAACGTTCCAGCGGTTGAAACTTGGAATACCATTTCGCCCACTTTAGAGTGGCTCAACGCTACAATAATCGCCTAAAGGAGAACTATGGCAACGACAACAAATTATGGATGGGAAACCCCTGACGATACTGACCTCGTCAAGGATGGGGCGTCTGCTATTCGTACTCTCGGATCGTCAATCGACACCACAACAAAAAATCTCAATCCTCAAACAACAACCGGAGCAATTGCTTATCGTTCCGCTACAGCTAACGTTAATACGTCTTTGGCTATCGGCACAGCTGGGCAAGTCCTTACTGTTAATTCAGGAGCAACTGCCCCCGAATGGACAACTCTAAGCACTGGCGGAATGACTGAACTAGCCAGCGGATCTTTTCCTGCTGCTTCAGCTTTAAATTTAACTAGCATTAGTCAATCCTACAAAGATTTGATTTTAGTAATTCGAAACGTTTATTTAACTGTCGATGACGATATTAAATTAAAATTCAACAGTACTGCTACGTCAAACTACCCTCAATTGCGTAGAAACGCCGTTAATTCAGTTATTGGCTCAGCTGCGGGTAACGGTACTGCTTTTGCGTATTTGATGGGTTATGGCGCAGCTGTTGATAATATTAGCAATCAAGCAAACAATGCTGTGGTTAAAATTTATGATTATGCGAACACAGTAGCTGGCAAATCTTTTGAAATTATTTCTCAATACAAAGACCCGACCAACAGCGATAAAACGTTAAACGTAACTGAAGGTTCTTATAGCTTAACTACTGCTATTTCCAGCATTAATTTGGAAACTGGCTCAGGCAACTTTTCAGGCGGCACCTACATATTGTATGGAGTTAAATAATGACAAATCCTTTAATTAAAATTCATAATGTTGAAACTGGCGAAGAAATTGAACGCGAAATGAACGAAGAGGAACTAGCCGGATGGCTCGCCAGTAAAAAAATAGCTGAAGCGGAAGCAGAAGCCGCCGTTCAAGCAGCAGCCGCAAAAGCCGCACTATTAGAAAAACTTGGCATTACCGAAGAAGAAGCAAAACTTCTCCTTTCCTAATGGCTAAACTCTGTAAAGCCGGTCAGCAACTTCGGGAGCAGATAGACGATGATTATCCTGACCGCGATCGTCGGAGTGATGGCTGGATTGCTGATGCTCGGCACTACGCTAATAACTCATCTTCTGACCACATTCCAAGAAACGGAATTGTTAGAGCTTTAGATATTGACGCCGACCTCTCAGCTCATAAAGAGGAGGCTTACGCGTTAGTCGAGAAGATTCGCAAGTGCGCCAAACGAGGCGATAAGCGCATAAAATATATTATCTTTGACGGCAAGATTATGAGCGGGACTCTAAATTGGAAGCGCAGAAAATACAGAGGCCCAAACCCTCACAAGTCGCATTTCCATATTAGCTTTACAACTCTGGGAGACAAAGACGGCAGTTGGTTCAACCTAGAAGGAGACACAAATGAAAGAACTCAAATTGATGGCGGGCAGTTGGGCGAAGACATTCGTAGCGGCGGCCCTAGCGACTTACCTAGC